GGCTCCAGCAAGCCAGTCGCTATTTGCTCGAATTGGCTTTTGATGTGACCAAAGTTCACCAATTCCTTGCCATTGCGGCTGTACTGGTTTACTCGACCATCCGGGTACACGATTGTCAATACTCGAACCCCATCTAACTTGACTTCGATCAGGCGTTGTCCGCATACTTTGCTTTCGTGGTTGGCACTATCATGTGCAAGCTGACATTCAAACACAGGTATCATGTAAGCAGGTTTGATTTTCTTGACCACTTTGTTCACTGTGTTCTCACCAAACCCGGCTCGCAGGTCCTTGGTAAGGATACGCATGTACCAATCGTTCCATTCAGTTTGTTTTGCAGTCTTAAGGCAAAGCTCAATTGCATCACGAGCCGCATCTCCAGTGAGCTGACGACTGGCAAGACTGTCTGCCAATGTTTTGAATGCCGCCCATGGCAGACCTTGTCCATCTGGGCCGCCGTGTTTGGGTACTTTCTTGACACCAAATGTGATCATTGGGTCCAGTGCAAGACGCACACCAGCAAAGAACTCGTCGTTGCCTGCTTGGGCTTCGGCTTCAATAATGCCTTCTTTATTCAAGCGGCTAGGATGTGTTTCCAGTGCATGGATAATAAAAGTGTTAACTGTAGTCGACATGTGCATCCTTTAAAATATGTAGGGGGCATTGGCCCGCCCCCAAAGGGCCCAAAGTCTATTAGGCGGCTTTGGAAACAGGGCCTGTCTTGATGAGGTCAGAAACCTTGCGCTTGGTACGCTTGGCCAATTCCTCAGCAACGGCAACTCCTGCGGTGCCGTGGATGTTCTTGCTGTGCAAGAATTCCAGTGCTTCAATTTTAGTTGCTGGCTTGGCCAACTCGTAAAGTTGAATGTCAGTATGACCAGTCTTGACCAAGGTCTTGATCCGTGTCATGTCTGTTGCAAAGCGAGCCTTAACTTTGCCATCTTTGGTTGAATAACCGGCTACTGTAAAAAGTTTTTCACTCATAATAACTCCTGTCTGTGAGTGTGTGAACAAGAATCGCTTGTCCGACGCATATGAACTTTGTGTCCATATTCTTATTATGCACGAAATGGCTTGGGAAGTCAACCATTTTATGCAAATTTAACCTGACCCAGTTTGGCCAAAAGCAACTGGCCCTGAAAGTCATCTGGCAGTACTGATGCAGTAGATCCATCACCAATGTATCGATACCCCTTGTCGCGCTTGGACCGCTCAACCTTGGTAACTTCATAAGCCGAATGATATACTTTGAATGCCATGGTACCGCGACTCCTGCCCCAAAAACTTATAGCACCATCATCAGTTTTGGTCCAGCCCCAGATCTTGTCTGAGGTACCTTCTTTAAAATGGTATAGCGAAATCATTGTTGCACCGGTGTCAGTAATGTTTGGTCATAAATTTCAAGCAGGTCCACATCGCTGATGCTGGCAAGGTCCTGTTCATTGACTTGAAATTTTTGCATCAATTCTTCTTCGTCGAATGCAAACAGAATATATTCTGACATGAGTTCACGCAATGACAGCATTTCATTTCCCCAATGTAGTTAGAGCTAAAATATGTGCAAGTGCGGTTGGCAAGTCTTCGTCTGGTGTAATGATATGCAACGAAGTAAGATTGCGATCTTTGACACGATCATAATGACGAACTTGTACAATGCGACCGCCTGCGGCATTGACCACTTCAAAGCGAATGGAGTTTTCATCCTGCACAAAATTAGGCGCATCGTCTATGCCAACCACCATGTCTGGGCTGTCGTTTTCTTCAAACAACCAGTTTCTAAATCTTTGTCTAAATGAAATTCGCATTTTAGTTGGATTCCTGATCTTGGTTAAGTTTGAAGTTGTTTGAACTAGCCCTCGACCATTCGCCATATTCCTTTTCGAAGCATATCCACCGCTCATAATCAATCCTTACATCTACTGAATAATGTGTTAAATTAGATCCTACCAAACGAATCAACTGTTGATTCATTTTGGTCACGGCATACAATGCTGGAAATTCCAGTTGATAAGACATCAGTTGTTTTTAACTAAAAAGAAAATTCCAACTGCAACCAGTGCCGCCCAAAAAATTGTATCCATCCATAACCATATGCTGTTATTATACAACCAAATTTTAATTTTGTCAATCATTATGCTGTCTCCAGTTCTTTAACATGTTTGCAAGCACCACGGAATGTGAATCCAGGGCAGGTGCAAGAGTTTGCCTCAGGATCAATTTCGTAAACTGCACCCTTACTACCCTGCACCTTTATTGTGGTTGAGGTAACTTCAGCATTGAATGGGTTGGGTTTAATTTCTACAAACTTGCGACCACGCTTGTCAAATCCTTTGATGGGATTCTTAAAGTAAAATGGAACTGTATCACCTGTCTTGATGTAGGCAACCAAGTTGTTGCTGTCCAACAAGTAGATGTGGGCTGGAAACAACCCGCCAGTGGTTTCTTTAAAGGCTTGCATTATTTGGTCTGGATGTAAGGCTTGTCCCATGCGCCAACTTGAAGGTGCATGTAGTAAGCGGTGTGGAAGTAATCAGTCTGTGCGTCTGATTCATCAAACCAACGACGGCCACCGGGTATGGTGCTGGGTGCAATTTTGATAATGCGAATGATCTGTTCAAAGAAAGATTTGTGTTCGCCGTAATTGCCCAAATGGTAGTGATTGATCTGACCGTGATTTTGTAACACATCACTGAAGTCAGCAGGGCCAGCTTTGATGGTAACATCAACTGACAAACTGCCAGAACCTTTACGCACACCAAATTTGAATTTTGGAAATTGTGCTTTAAGTTCATCGCGGATTGCTTTAACTTCGTTTGCGCCAATGTATGCCATTTAGAACTCCTGTTTGTTGCTGTCTATGTATGTATTATACCGGATTCTGCCTGTTTGGTCAACCGTTTTTTGGTTTATTTTGAGTCTGTTTTTGTTGTATTTTTACCTCATCTGCTGGGTGCATGGCGCCTGGTGCTCGATTGGTATAAAATTCATTGTCTGGGATGGCAATGACCATTACTTCGTCCATGGTATTGCAGTATGGATCAGTTGGGTTGGCATACTTGACAATGGCGCAGGCAGTTTGGTCGCCCTGTTCAAGACGTTCTAACTTACTCAGCAAAGTAAGTAGATTGCGTTTGGACAGGTAAATTTTATTTTGTTTCACGATTTAACCTCTGGTCAAGTCAGGCATGAAACATAGTAGCACAACAAATGCCACAAAGGCCACGCAGGTAATTATTTCATTAATCTTTTGTTCACGAGTAAGTTCATTCCACATGGTGTTTCTCCTTAGTCCCAGTTTTTCTTGAGGCCGTCGGCTTCGTTGTAGGAGTATCCGGCACCATAGTCTAGTTGTTCCTGCAGACTCATTTCGTTGCGTTCGATGCGTGGACCGCTGGTGCCACCTACTCCACCCTTGTGTGGGTTGCGGATGCGACCGTAATAGCTGTCTGAACTGCCGCGATCAAATGGATCGCCATGTTCAACTTCGTATGTGCGACCGTTGAACTCTGCCTTGTAACCTGTAATCATACTGTCTCCTTGACTTGAAAGTAGCGATATGGGAGGCCGTTGCAGAAGCAAAAATATTCCCAATCACCATTGGCATCGCTGGCTTCCATGATCCAACGAAGTGCAACTTCGCGGGTACCAGCACCCATACAAATGGTGTTGGTCACATGCTGTTCAAACTTGGTAACAGCTTCAGCTTCGGAGGCCTTGCGAGCGATTTCTTCGCGGTCAATTGCTTCGCCAAGAACTTTGAACTCAGCTTCAAAATCAGCTTCAGTCCAAGCGGATGTATCGATGCCACGGGGGCGAACGCCATATGCATCCTTGTGCATATCCCAATACTGACAAGCATACTGCTCTACAGTAGTCATCTCTTCCCAGCTTTTAAATTCGTTGCTCATCTTGCTCTCCTTGTTCCTTACTATGTTCATAGTATAAGCGATTTAGGCCCAACTGTCAACCGTTTTCTGAGTCTATTTTTGTTGTATTTTTACAACAACTTTAGTAACCCTACAATCCCAATGGCTATTGACACAAAATTGACTGCCATTTGTGGCCGATTTCCTGCACGAATGGCCCAGGTTAAAAATGCCACTGTGCCCACGGCAAAGACCACAATATTGTAAGGATACATGGAAGGGCCGA